GCCCCCGACGCGAGTCGGGTGCTGCGTTTCTACTCTTATCTCTTTTGGAGGAGCAGGATCTCTGTTTCTGTTTAAGGGGTTGGAGTGCCTATGATAGGCCTTGCCTGGCGTCGAAAAACGTCGGGCGAGTGATGTCCAAGTGCGGTCTCTTCGGGATTCGCTACCCGTATGCCGCGGCGCTATGCGCAAGGAGCGATGATGACAACAGGTTCTTGGTCGACCTTGGTCGAGACGTCTGTTGCCACATCATGTAGTGGGAATACCGTGTTGCGAAACGGTAGTGAGGTATCGTGGAGTGGTACCGATAGCGTTAAGCGCTACCGCACTCCTTCGGAATGGGCAGAAAGACAGGTTGTTTTTGTCTTAAACCCAAACCACGTGCCTTACAAAGGTGGAAGGTTTCTGGTGTCCATTGACCCAGCTCGGATAGCCTCGATGCTCGACTCCAAAAGAGACGGGATTTTCGATGCTGCTCGCTCGACGCGATTGCGTCTTGCTGGGGAAGTGCCAGATGGTGAAGGTGACTACGGTCAGCCCCACCGATTTCAGAAGCGTTGGTCCACCTGGGGCTGTAGTTCATGGCCCGCGAAGTTTGGGACCGGGCAGTATGCGTATGTGGGTGTCGGCGCCTTAGGGTGCGGAGGCCAGTACGCGGAAAAGCCTGATCCGTGGACTCCGGAAGATGACTACAAGCTCGTTTCTCGTATTCGAGCGAAAGTTGCTGGAACCGACTTTAATCTCGCGTCGTTTTTGGGCGCGGAGGGTCACGACACGCTGAGTTTCCTCGGGGACACAGCAAATCGGATCTACAGGGCGCAAGCCCATGCTCGGAAAGGTAACTTCAAGGCCGCATCCGCGGTCTTGCGTTCTTGGGGTCGCGTCAGCACCTCAGACTGGTCGGAGGCTCGTCGCCGCCGCCAACTCGACGTTTACCGTGACATCATCCGAAGCGGTTCCCAGCGTGGCATGAAAATGCCGCTTGGGGTTAAACCGGTTCCCGGGTGGGAAACGATCGTCGCAGGGATGTACCTCGAGTATCATCTCGCCATAGAGCCCCTTTTGGGCGATGCAGTGGCTGCCGCTGAGCAATTAGCGCATCTCACGCAAATGCCTAGGGAGAAGAAGGTTCGGGCATCGGTAAAGGCCAAGGCGGGAGCCTGGGGCCTTCCTCCGTACCCCTCTTCATTGGGAGTATGGGCTAAGAACGAAAAGGTGGTAAGGAAAGGGGTAATAGCGTACTTCAAACATACGCCGGAACCTCTGAACTTCCTCGGCCTCGCGGACCCAGAAGTAACTATCTGGAATGCGATACCTATGACGTTCGTCTCCGATTATTTTTATGACATCGGAGGGTTTTTGGAAGCGAGAGCAACGGCTCGTGCTCTCCCGGAGGGAACCTACGTAGTGACGACAAAAGCAAGTGTCGTCATGCAGGGCTATCTTCGGACTTTGTCCGCTAGCGGGTTGACGACTATGGAAGTCGTTAATTATGCGGACGCCCGGAACGAACTCCGTTCTTTCGGCGATATTTCCCGCGAAATCCGGTCGGATCTAGCTGTCCCGCCGCCTAAGCTTGTTCCCCTCGGGGCTCTCAAGTCATGGCAGCGTGCCGCGACCATCTCGGCACTCATTGTGTCTGCTGCGTCAGGAGAAATCCGGACAAGGTGGACACGTTAACCTTCATTTATGGAGAAACTCCATCATGGCACAACAAGCCACTATCGTCGCTTACGACGGCGCGCCGACTCCCTGGGCGCACAACCTCCTCGGCGAAGGCGTCACCCGCGAGGGGACGACCGAAACCGCCGTTTGGCGTGAACAGGTCGCGACTATCCCTCGGGATGCTCAAGTCCGCTTCACGCAATCCCGGAAGACGCTGAAGAAGACTGGGGTCATGGTTGTCGAGTGCAAACTCGAGATCCCGGTCCTGGAGCAAATCGCCGGTGGCAATCAAGCCGGCTATGTTGCCCCTTCGAAGGTGGCGTACGTGGACACGATGAAAATCGTGTTCTTGTCGTCACCGCGTTCGACGGAACTTTCCCGACGTATCGCTTCCCAGCTGTTGCTGAACATCGCGAACGGGATCGCTACCTCCGTGACCCCGGTTACCACCGGGATCGTGGCAGATGCGGTTCAACGCGGTATTTTGCCGAACTGATCATGCGCGAACGCCCACAGCTGAGCGCTGCCCTTTCGGGGGCAGTGCTTGCTCTGATGTTCGTGCTGTGGATCCACATTAAAATGTAGGGTCCGTCAGTTTCCCCGATCGTGGGGACAGTCCTTCACTTCCTCATTATGGAGTGTTATCATGCACAAATTGGCATGTTGGGTAGATACGTACAGCGAAGCAGAGTCCTTGGATCTGCTTCGCGAACTGGGGCGCCGCCTGGCCGAAGAGCTGGGTGGCGTTACCGGGCAGAAGCTCGCTGAGTTGATCGCTAAAAACGATTTCCTCGCGCTCTGCAAATATCCCATTGACTACAGTACCGTGGCAACACGTGAGGCTGTATACATCCGCCAAATCTCTGCACTCTTTTCCAAACTCGAGTTTCTCGACGTCGGGATCGATAAGGAGATGGCCGCGGTGTGGTCGTTGATGGGAGCCGAAATGCAATGTCGTGAGACAAATGCAAAGTTCAAGGCGATCCACGCGGGAAGCGTGGTAGTTCCTCCGATGATTGCGGGCTGTTTGTTTTTAGCCCAAGGTCATATTGCGAGGATCCTTGGCCCGAGACCGACGCTTGACAAGCTGAAGTTTCGTTTCGGTCCTGGCGCGACTTCACTGACGCGCAAAAGGGAGTCCTCTGTCAAGCGAAAGCTAGGCAAAGGTGTATCTTGTAGTGAAGACCTCGTCGGCTGGGCACGAGCCCTGCTTGGCGAGATGCCTGTCCTGGCGGAACTGCATGCCGTGCAAACGGCGAGCGACGACCAGCATTTCTGGGCAATGGTTCCCGTCATCCTTCACGACGGCGCCATGTCTTTTGCCTTCAAGAACTACAGCACATATCGTACCACGGAGACTCAACCTACCCTTAACGGGATGGGACAGCTCGCAGTGGGCGATGAGATGTTTAATAGGTGCTCAGTAGTTCCAGGGTTGAATTTGTATGACCAAACGCTTAACCGCGAGTTGGCGCGTATAGGTTCACTTACGGGGGAGTTAGCAACCCTCGACCTGAAGTCCGCGAGTAACTACATCGCCGTGAGGCTGGTGCAGTCGCTCTATCCCGAAGACTGGTTCTCCATGCTTAAAGCGCTACGGTGCGGGATCACAAAGGTTCCGCATGTAGGGAGGATAAAGCTCGAGATGTTCTCAGGTATGGGCAACGGATTCACATTCCCGTTGCAGTCTCTGCTCTTTTATGCCCTGGCGCGCGCAAGCGCGAGCATGGTAGGCAAGCGAGACCCCATCGTGGCCGTCTACGGAGACGACATAATCGTGGATACGGAAGTGGCTCCATTCCTAATGGAAGTGCTCTCGTATTGTGGCCTGGTGGTGAACACTGAAAAGTCGTTCATTTCTGGGCCGTTCCGCGAATCCTGTGGAGCGGATTACCTCGAAGGTATCGATATAAGACCGGTGTATCCCAAGCAATTGGTTTCGCCGGCTAGTCTCTTCTCCCTTCACAACGGTTTGTTCCGGAAGGGATTCAAGGAAGCAGCGGATTGGGTTAAGACCCTGATCCACCCTAGTCTGCTCTTGTTCGGCCCCGATGATTATGGTGACGGCCACTTGCTCTGCGACGACTGGCAACAGTCCGTGAAGAGTGATGGTAAGCCTATGAGAAGACCGAAAGGTCGTCAAAGGGGTTGGGAGGGATGGTCTTTCGATACGTTCTCTCGCACTGCAAAGCGCGACTGGACTTACCATCCAGGAGACCGTATTCTCCACACCTACGCCGTGTACTCTCGTGGCGTAGTGAGTCTGCTACCGGGTGGAAATGCCGGTTTTGCGGACGCGCGTGTGACCGTTGCAAAACGGGCATATTCGCGAGACGCGTGCAGATTCGTCCGTGCCTGGCTTAATGGGCACGGAGAGGTGGATGAGGTAACGGAACTTCCATTCAGCGAGGCCCAAGAAGGGTGGGGCCCCGTGGAAGTATCTAGTGAAGGGCTTGGGGTGCAGGGGCTTGCGAAAGCTCCGACCTTCCCAGGAACTGAATCCTACAGAAAGATCTCGATCTACACACTGAAGTAAATCCCCTTCGGGGGTGGTCCACTG